GCGACCGCGATTACTACGTGGCATGCGCTTTGGTTGAAGGTTAGACCTGCCCAAATGCTTGCTCGCGGGTCGTCTTCGTATATGTTCTTGCTACTCTTGTTGTTTGCCGTCGTTAGCAGTTTGAAACAGGGCAAAACGCCGAAATTCCCTTGTTGGGCTAGGGGATCGTATCCGCTGATACAGTGCCTGGTGCAGTTGGCCGCTGCATTGTACAGGCTAGCGGGCGGTAGACGCGTTGCAAGAGTGGCTGGCCCACTTACTACGTACTGTGCGCGGGGACGCGAGTTGAAAGCTGTCCGCGAAGGCGCAACGTGTAAGATTCGTCGTACTGACATGACTACCCTTGAAGAGGTTGAGCTTTATGAGTGTCAGGCGACGCTAGGCCCATTCCATACGGGCCTAGGGGTTGCCAATCACATACCAGTGGTAGCCAGGCATTGCGTTCATAATGACCTGGTGGCTGTCAGGAATAGGGGCATCTGCAATCGAGCCAGACCACTGCGTGGCTGGTGGAATGTTACAGGTAGAAACAGAATGTTCCTTTTGTTCGGGCAGCTGTGGCCAGTTATAGCCACACCGTATGATGAATGGTTGGATAGGTATCCAGGCACCAAGAAAAGGGAGTTGCGTAGGGCTAGGGACTCAGGCGATGACGTCGAGGACTACTACGCGGCAAGCCGAAGAAAAGCTTTTATCAAGCTGGAATGCGCAGAGAAACGCGTTGAGCCAGCTGACGATGAGCCATTCGGGCAGATCGAAGGTTACGATCCCCGTTTGATACAAGGCTGCTTTCCCGAGTACGTCAACGCCACCGGTCCCTTTGCGCATGCCCTTAGTAAGGCTTGCAAAGGGGAGCACGGTGATACAACTTACGGACCAGGTCTGAATGCAGAGCAAACGGATGCTTGGCTGGAGATGGCCGAGTCTTTCTTTGACGAACCCGTTGCTTATTTGGATTCTGATGCCGTCCGTTTGGACGCTAGCGTCGACGAGGAATGCATTACAGTAGAATCGGATCTGTATGAATTCCTAGGTGCCGATGAAGAGGCGATGCGTCACTTTAGGGCAGATACCATCACCCACGGTAGCACCTCGGAAGGTGTTCAGTATAGAACCCCGGGCACAGTCCCGAGTGGTAAAACTACAACAACCGTGGGCAACACTATAGCAGTCAGCACTGTTGTTGAAGAAGCTTTAGATTTAATCAAGCACAAAGCTATAGTGTCAGGTGACGATGCCGCCATCCTCGTTCCTTTGAGGTTGGTTAGGGAAGCCCGGGAAAATTTACTCGAAACAGGCAGGTGTGCCGGTTTTGAGTTGAAAGTTAAGGCTTCCGAAACCAGGTGTGATATGGAGTTCTGCAGTGGCCGTTGGTGGCCAGCGAACACTCACAGTGGTTTTGCATTCGGTCCCAAACCCGGCAAGTTACTGCCCAAGCTGTTCTTTGCCACGTCACAGAATTCTGTTGGCAACAATGGTTACGGATACTGTCAGGCAATTTGTACAGGTATGTTGTCTACAGTCTCCCACCTCCCGGTGGCATATGAATTCGTTGAGCGAGTGAATGCGATAACGATTAATGCCAAAGTCCGCATGACTATGCGAGACAAGCTCAAGGCTGAGGCAATGATGAGTATTAGGCGTAGTTTCCCAGTACAGCCCTCTGAGGCCATTTGGGAGGCTTACGCACACGTTTACGGGTTATCGCGTGGAGAATGCGAGGAAGCAGTCCGCGAAATCCGTAAGGTGAAAGAATTGCCTGACTTGGTTGAACATTATGTTTTCGACATGCTAGTGGCACAGGATGCACCAGCAGTCGGGGACCCCGTGGATCGCAATTCGGGCATGTTCGCCACAGCCAGCCTTTTTGGAGCTGTTGATTGGTGCTATTCTTGGTTGGCACCCTTTGTCGAGGAAAAATGGCGAGCCAGTAATCCTGTGCTCGCAACCACAGCGCTTGTGGTTTTGGAAGCGGCTACCTGGTGTAGAACGGGGCGCGATATGTTGCTATACTACCCTGCTGGGTTGATGCATCTATGCGCCATGTTACTCCATCTAAAAGGTAGGCCGAAAACGGCTTTGGCCCTACACTTCGCATTTAATGCCACTATTAATATGTTGAATTGGTGGAGCCGCAGACGTGC